TGAACGTCGACGCTTCGTTCGGCTTCGTCGCACTCCAAAACAGAACAAACAATCGAATAGTTTTCGACCGTCGGATCTTTTACGATGTTTTGTAATAATTGTTTTATATTTTCCATTATTCAAAAATTAAGAACGGCGCGCCGAAGGCGGTTAATTCATAGTTTGTAACGTCGCTTTGTTGAAAGTCGGTCCCGACGATCGCTTTTCGTCCTAATTCAATGTTTTGACGGAATCCATTTTGTCCGAAGGAAGTCGTCGACGAATCGACGAAATAAAATCCGTTTTGTTCCGGAAATTTTAAAGATCGTAATTGAATGACGTCGCCGTGACTTATTTTTTTATCGCCAAAGGTAACGAAGGATCCACGAAATCCGGTAAATTTATACTTCGGAATTTCACGCGTCGCAATGTCGCGAAGTTGTTTTTCTGTTAAATTATAATAATGTCCGGTCCTGGCTTCGCCGTCAACGTCGCCGACTTCGATTTCGATCTTCGAATTGTCCGGCATCATTGAAATAGCTTTTAATTTTATTTTAATATCCGATTCGTTTTTCCATTCCAAAGAATGATCGACGACATTTCGTTCAAATGTTATATTAAAAACCTTTGTAAATTTTGGGACGTAAGTAAGGCCGCAATAAAGCGTTTTTCCTTTAAAGAACGATTCCAAAGAATATGTTTTTTTGAGTTCTTCTAATACATTAACCGGCGTGACGTTCGTCATTCTGAACGATCCGATTTCCGCGTTTGAATCGTTTTTGTCGAAATCGACGCCTTTTATTATATCTGTTAATAAAGTTTTGACGTTTACGGATTTATAGCTTTTCGTAATCGAATATTGTTTTAATTTCCACATTTCATTTTCGCAATGAATAACGACCGGCGTCGACAAAGATAAACGATCGACATATCCTTCGAAATACGTCGTTAATTCCGGATAATAACCTAATTCAACCTTTACAACGTCGCCACGCTTAAAAATCGACCTTTCGCCAATAAAAACACTTTCGTCGCCTTTTGTGATCTTCTTCGGCAAAGTGATCGAACAATTATCCGTTAATTCCTTCCATGTCGAAGTGATTTCAACTTCGTTGACGAAATTAAAAACGTTTTGACCTATTGTTATTTTAGAATGTAATCTTTTCAAAATTCGTCTGTTTGAAGTTCGACCGGAGTATCTGACAATAAGGAAATAGAAAATTCTTGTTCGTTTCGAAATCCTTCCGTTTGCGCGAAATCGTAACTTTCAACGACTGATTCATGAATCCCAAAGAACGCCAAAAATTCGGAAATTATTTTAATCGCAACGGGCGCGTTCAATATTTGAATAAATTCGTTTATATCGTCTTCCGGATAATCGTTATTTTGCGAAACGATTTTACCTTCGATTGAAATATCGTAGTCCCCCATAGATATATATTCTTTGACGGTACCGTCGCGGCCCTGGATCGGCGTCGTAACAATATTTTTATTTTGCGAAACAGAAAATAAAACGGTATCGATAATAATTCCTTTTTTTACCTCTATTTGTTCGCCGGCTAATGTTTCGTAGTTAAAAGGCTTAATTTCTAAATTAGAAAAAACCGCCGTACCTAAATACGACATTTTTATAGGCTTATCTTTATCCGTTGAAGACGCGACGAAAGACTTCGTTTTTACGAATCCTAAAATAGTCCCTTTGGCGTCGATCTTATTAAATACTTTTTTCATTTTTACGTCGTTTGTACGTTATTAACAACCCCCAACAAAAGTTTTGATACTTCGTCTTTAATTATATTTTTAATGTCGCTAAGGTCTTTAACTTGCGTGAATGATTGTTCTTTTATCAAAGATCCGATATTAATATTAAATGTCTTCGGCGCGCCGTTCTGAATTTCTGAAAGTCCCGACGAAATATTCGACGCTTTTTTTGTTTTCTTTATTTTAGAAACGGCGTTTAATTGAAGGCCGCCGTCGGGCGTTCGTTCTTTTTCTGTTTGTACTTTTGGCGCGATTTTTCGAATCCAATCTAAGCCGCTAAATTCTTTTTCCGGAAGTAACCCCATACCGGTAACCGCCGTGACCGTTTCCCCGCCGTTTACGTTTGAAGCTTCGTCAATTCCGGACGCTCTTTTCAATTTCTTTATTCCTTCGACTGCCGAATCGAACCCTAATAATTCCGCTATTTTTTCAAGTGGCGAAAGAACTGTGTCTAATAAGATCCGTCCGATTTCTTTTAGTCCGCCAATAAGGCCGCCCGAAGAAAACCCCTTTTTCACTTTTTCCCAACCGTCATATAATCTTTTAATAAATGAAATAAGCCTACCAAAAGGCCCCATTAAAAATAAAAGTGTTTGTCCCCAGGTGTCGAAGTGACGAATCGCCAACACTACGCCGGTAACGAGTATCGCAATAGCTGCAATAACCAACCCAATAGGATTGGCGTATAAAATGACATTTAAAGCCGCCATCGAAGCCGAAAATCCGCCCGTCCATAAAGTCGCGGCAATTGTAGCAATTTTATAAACTAAAAACGCGCCGGACAATATACCGACAACAATAGCTAAATCCTTTAACAGACTTTTATTTGAAATAATCAAAACCCCAAAATCAACAAACGCGCCAATTACCGGAAGCAACGATTCGCCGATCGCGATACCGATAGTCTGTAATTTGCCGATTAATGTAGAAAATCGACCGCCTACCGTTTGCGATTGCTTATCCATCATATTATGATACATACCGCCCGCGCCCGTCATATTTTGAAACGCTTGTTGTACAATGTCCGAAGTTATCGCGCCCGTTTCGGCCAATTTATAAATTTCGCCTTTACTTTTGCCCGTCATTCTCGCGAGTTCTTGCATCAAAGGAATACCACGCTCCGACATTTGATTTAATTCTTCGGCTTGTAATTTTCCTTTGTTCATCGCTTTCATGTAGATTTGCGATAAATCTTCCAAAGGCATCGCAACCCCCGACGCGACGTCGCCAATCATTCGAAGTGATTCCGTTACCTGGTCCGCGCCTAATCCCGCGCTTAATAACATTTGTCCGGATTTCAAAACTTCGGCATTGTCGAAAGGCGTAATGTTGGCGAACTCGTTTAATTGTCCGATCAATACGTTTGCTTTTTCAGCATCGCCCATGAAAGTTGAAAAAGCGACTTTCGTTTGTTCCATTCCGGTTCCTAAATCCCAAATTTGTTTTCCTAAATAACCAATTCCGGCCACGGCTCCAAACCTTAACGCCATTTTAGATAAAGAAGACATTCCGCCGCTCGTTTGTTGAACCGTCGAATCTAGTCCGCCCATTTTGGAACGAAGATCTGTTACCGTTCGCGAAATGTCTTTTAAACCCCTCGAAACGCCTTGATCGATTAACGAAATAATATATTCTTCTCTATTTGCTGACATAGTTTATTTTATTTCTGTAATTACAAAGTTCATATCCGTAATGGTTATATTTTGCGAAGACGTATTGTTCGCGGCGTGAATTTCTAGGAAATCGCCGTTTGCATGACTAACAACGCAAGCAAATGAAACGTTTTCCGCGCGCCCTCCGGCGTTCGATGTTGCATTCGTTCTTGAAGGCGTTCTGATCGCGGCCAACTTACTGTCGTAAAAACCGAACTCGCAAACATGCGTCGCGCCACTTGTAAAAGATAAAACGCATTGTATCAAATATTTTCGACTGACATTCGCCGCGTTCGTCAATCTGTTATTTGTGTGTGTGTACTTTGAATTGTCGGCGCTTGCCGTCGTTGTTCCTAATACTTTATAAAATGTATTTGTAGCGCTTACAACCGTCGCCGTGGCGTTGTTTTGCATGTACAATTGACCATTAACGGCCGTGTTTGTAATACCAACGCAACTTGAAAAAAGCGCCTTATTACTTGTTTCAGTTAGTCCCGTTAGATAGGTCCCACCACCCGAAAAATTGACCGTATCTAAAATATATCTTTCGTCTGCAATTGTCGCCGACGCGCTGACATTTATTGCCGTTTCACCGCTTAAACAAATGAATGATGAATAAATGATTCGAAGACGTCGTGTAATAATTGCCGTCGGCGCAACGATTATCGTTGTTTGTCCCGTTCGGCCGTCAAATAAATTGTTATTTATTCCGAGCGTTCCGATTGTTCCGTCGATGGTTAAATTCGCCGAATTTAAAAACGCGCCCGTTTCTAAAATGACATTTGAATAATCTTTTATAAGTCCAACCGTCGGACAATCGACAAAATTAACGCCGTGCCAGTCTAAGGCCGTCGTTACACTATCGCCGACTAAATTTAAAACTGTGCCACTTGTAAAAGCGATGTTACGAATAGGTAAAGAATAATTCGAAGAAATTAACGCCGTCGAAGCGCTTAAACCCGTCGAAATTATTTTACAGTTTTCTGAACTGAACCCCAATATTGTCGTATTCGCGCCACAAACTAAACGATCGCCGGTTAAATCTACCGTTTTAGTAAAAAAATATGTCGCGTTCGCCGCCAATGTAATAACGCCGTTCACGGCCAAAGGTAGGTCTATTTTATTGGTGACGTAAACAAGTACGCCCGCCACGCTTCCGCCCGTGGCCGGATTAAAACCCGTATTCGCGGTATGCCACGCGTCAAAAATTGCCTGACTAGCGTAAACGGTATTTGTTTCGTCTTCGATTTCCGCAAACGGAATCGTTAAAAATAAAACATCATTATAGAATACTTTGTAAATTACCGCCGATTGACTATCCTTTTCGAATCTAACGTCGATTGATCTTCGACGTTGAAGAATGTTTTCAGCTTCATTCAAAAACTCAATAAAGTTTCCCTTTTTGTAAATATTCATATTCTTTTTTTTATTACGGCATATCTAAGGCGTTTCGCTTGTTTTCGAAGTCTAAACAATAACGAAGGTCGTTCCATGTCCGCGAAAAATCCGAATCGCTTAAATCGTCCGGATTGATCTTAAAATGAAATCGAATTAACGCCGACATTTTTCTTATTTCGTCGGCGCCGTCTTCGTTGTTAATTTCAAACTTCTTTAAAACTTTTTTAGCGTTGAATTTTTTCTTTCGATTAATTCAATAACTTTTAAACATGCTTCAATTTTTAAATCTTCATTTGTTCGAATTTCTTCGTCGCCACTTATCCAACAACCGTTTAAAACAATTTCGCCGGCCGTTATTAATTTCGGCGCTCCTTGTATTGGCATAATTAAACCGAGGGCGCGCTCCATGATCGGACGACTAATCGATTTCAAAAAACAAGTTTTCATTGTTCCGTCATTGTCTTCAATTTCTAACTGAAATTTTGTCCCAACCGGGACCGTTAATTCTTTTTTCATTTTGTTTTGTTTTTAATGAATATCAAAGATATAAAAAAAAGCGCCGTAAATTAATACGGCGCTTCTAAAAAATCATTGTTTGATTTTTATTATTGCCAAACAATATGCGAAATAACTAAATCGAAAGATCTTTTTGTGTCGGTGTCACCTTGTGACACCTCCACGCCGTCAGAAAGAAATTCGCAATTCTTCAAAACGTGTGTAACCGGGTTCGCTCCATTTCCGAAGAAAACGACAATATCAAACGCCGGAACCTTCAAAAGTGATCCGTCCAAAGCAACGGCGCGAATCGCTTCGACGTCGTTCATTGATATATCGAATGACGCGTCCGCTTCGATCGCGCCTTTTCCACGTGAAACGGGACGATCGCCCGCGCCGTAGTTGTTTTTCTTTTCTTGTTCCTCTTTATACTTAATCGCCGAAACTGAAGCAACCGGAACCCCTAAGATAGTCACGATAATATCTGAAAAATCGTAAGCTTTACCGTTAATTAATGGTGTCATATATTTTCAATTTTTAAATTAAGATACTTTAACGGCGAAGCCGATATTTATTTCGATTTGACGTGCAACGCCAACCGGAACAATTTTCACGCCAATTGAGATTTTGCCCGTTGACAAAACGTTTTGAAGCGGGTTTATTGTCACTTTAAACGCTGAAATTTCGCCGTCGATGTCCATCGTTTCCAAAGCCAAAGAACAATCGTTTTTAAACTTCGCGATAACGTCTTCAGTTAAAAGGCCCGCGTTCGTTACGTATAACGGTGAATTTAAGTTCGGAAGCATTTTCGCGTTAATTCCGCGAATCGCCTTGTCAATCGTTCTGTTTGATTCGATGTAAGCGTAATCGCTTGTCGCTGCGATCGCCGTCGGTGCATCATTGAAATACGTTCCGTTTACTCCGATTTGTTTCTTTATAAAGATATAACCGTAATCGTTTAACGATGTCAACGCAGCGTTTGTTTGGTTTTTAACCAATACCGTAGCCGTTCCAATTGTGAACGCCGGTTCGTCTAATTCTAATCCCTGGACTAAATTAAACTTTTCGATCCAACCTATATTTTCATGAACTGAAGACAAAGAAATCGCGCCCAATAAAGTACCGATACATGAAAGCGACTTCGCTTCCGAAATTGCCAACGCTGCACCCGTGGACGCCCCGTCCTCGCCAACACAAACGGAAACATTTTTCGCGGACAAAGCGCGAAGATCCGGTAAAGTTGAAAGCGAAGAAGTAGCTTGAAAGTTAGCCGTGTAAATGATCGAAACCGGCGTTTGTTGACCTTCTAAGGTCGTCGCACCCGTTTGCAATGTCGTAACGTTACCACTCGCGAAAGTCGTTTGTCCGTCGTAGTAAGCTATTTGTTTAATTTCGCCGTTTGCGAAGTTTTGCAAAGTAACCGTTTCAAGGTATGTGATCGCCGTTGAATCCGTCAATTGGACATACAATTTTCCGTTTGGCTGAATTAAAAAGAATTGATTAACATGATACCAAAGTCGTTTCATGTTTGTCGCTCCTTCCGCAACTCCTAACGCTTCCAATTCCGCGATTGAATAAACAACTTTGATTCTGTCAGTTGTTGTAAATCCCGCCGGTAAATTAGCGTTGACAAACGGCATAGAAAACCCGGAAATATGATCGTTTGAAGTCAACGGACGCCCTAAGCCGCCTTGACCTCTATTAATCGTAATTTGTGAAAGTGCCATTTATTTAATTTTTATAAATTTTCTTTTTTCGCTTCGGCTTCTTTAGCCAATTTAAGCGCTTTTTTTTCCGCGTTGTTTAATCCGCGTGTTTTGTGCTGCATTACTTCGATACCTTCCAATTCAAAGGACCATTTCGAACCGCTAAAAAATAGATGTTTTTTTTCTTTTAGAAATTTTTCATCTTTACAAATAACGACGATTTTTTGATCTTCTAATCTTTGAGAGTGCGCGCACGCGAAAGTATAATCCTTTGCGTCAAAAGACGATCCGTCCGAAGTAAAACAAAAACCATTCGCGCCCGGGAAGGACGCGAATAATTCTTTGAGTTTTGTTTTTTTTTCCATTTTTCAATGAAATTACGGTGCAACGTAACCTTGAGCCAAAGCAACGATACCTTTTAAGTCAGTACGAAGGTATTTCGCCCCGTGCATAACTTCCGCTGAAAATATGTCACCGTAGTAAGCCGCTTTTCCTTCTTCCGCGTAAACTTTAACAGTTCCCAACGCTGAAGCAACGCAAGATTTTTGAAACGCGAACGCTCCAACACAATCCGTCGCAGCGTCTGCCGCTCCAACTGCTTTTTTCACTCCCGCCGCAGCGTTGTTGTATGAAACAGTTGTCGGACGTTTAAAAATTTTGAAACCGTAAAGCATATTCGCTTCGCCGTTGATCATATCCAAAGCGCGACCAAAGTCGTTTCTTACCAACGCGTCAAGATCGAACAATTCGTAATACATTTGAACCGGTAAAACCAAAACACGGTCGTTTGACGGTACGTTGTCCTGGTCCATTTTTTGAGCCATTTTCGCAACGTCTGCCTTTGTGATCAATTTTCTTGTTCCCGTTGCCGTAGCGTTTGGAAGTAAAGAAGTAGCCGCTCCGGTTGTTCTCAATACTAGAGCCGCGTCCGTTGTTGGCGCCCATTCGAAAGCCGTTTCCGTTCCGATACGTTCGTTTAACGTTGCGATGTGCTGCGACATTACCGATTGACGTTTCATATATGAACTTTGAAGTTCTTCGATTGACGTTACTAAAACCGGATCGATTGTATATTGATTCAAGTTGTAATCGTTAACCGTGTCAGTTCTTTGGACGATTGTCGCCGGTAAAGATGAAATATTTTTTTGAATTGCCGAAACTGATCCACTTTGCGGTACATGTACGGTTTTGTTTTCAACGAAAGCGGAATGATCTGTCCCCATTTTGATAAATTCGCTTCCTTGGTGTAAAGTTTCTTCGATGTCCTTTACCCAAATTTCTGTTTGAATTGCCATTTTTTTTGACTTTTAAAATTAATTTAACTTTGTTCCATACTCCGCTTCAAAAAGCGTCGCGTATTCTTCAGGACTTTCGTTCTTAAGAGTTTCCAAAAATTTAGGATCTTCTTTTTCCAATTGTCTGAATGTTTTCCCTTCGGCCTTCGAAGGTTTTTCGATGTTGTTCATTACTTTAACAACTTGCGGTTTAATCATTCCAACCATTTTAACGAATCCGTCAAGATCGTTTTTAGCTTGTTCGATTAATTCGTCTTTTTTTGCAACGTCGAAAATTCCCTTTTCAATTGCGTTTTCAACTGCTGAAATTGCGTTCACTTCTTTAAAAGAATTGTTTGCTAATTTCAACGCTTCGATTTCTTCGTCTTTTTTGACGATCGTCGCTTCATTTTCGGAAATTGAATTTGTCAACGTTTCGATTGAATTTTTCATCGTGTCAATTGACGCGATAATCGTTTCTTCGTTTGCCGTTGTTTCAAGTCCTAAATGGTTTTTTACGTTTTCCATTTGTAACTGATTTATAATTAAACTTTTTGAATATTCATTCA